GCGCCAGGGTTGCCGTTTAAACCATCTGAGTTGGTAATTGTTGCTTCAACTTTGAGGTAGTCGGTGTTGCTGATATAGTAGCCGGCTGGATAATCGTAACCATAAAGATAGCTGTCGCCGTCATAATCGTTGTCGTATCCGTGCGTTCCAGGGTCGTACTGTCTAAAATGTTCCTTGATTGGATCCCCGGGTGCGTGTGCCCAGAAGCCGCCTAGATTAGATGGTAATATGCTATAACGAGAACTTGACCCGCTACCGCCGGTCTTTGTGGTGTTTCGATATCCAATTGTAATTGTTCCAACGGCAGCACAGATACGTGCCCAACGCTGGTTGCGTACAGTGGCCATTGCTGGTGTATTAGCAAAGGCCAATTTTAACTTTCCGCCAGCATTAAAGAAATATCTGGCTGCATCTGCAGAAGGAAACGTAACCGTTTGAATAAACTTCAACGTTGATGCGCCAGTGTTACCCCAGTAGCCAGTGTAAGAAACCACTCGGGCCGCATCATCTACATTGGCATAAGATTTGCCAACATTGTCATAGGCTCGTTGAATAGTTGGTGTGAAACTGTTGATAGGAACTATCAATTGTCCAGCTCTGATTGTGTTGCCCGGTAAACCTTCGTAGGTACCAGCACCCAATTCATGATCTAATATGTTTGATAAAACTGCATCCAAGTTATCCCATTCCTGTGAACGTATTACTTGTCCTGTTTCTACTGGTGCAACAAACTGTAGGTCTTGGCCGTAACCAAAACGTCCATAACCGGTACCCCATATAATACCAATGTTAGGAACGGTAGAGTCATATGTTCCGTCTGCAGATCCTGTTACAAAGAGATTATAAGTCCCTTTGGTTATAATGCTACCAGTTGCGTATGTCATGTCTTAAGAACTTAATTTTACTATTGCTTCTACTGTGCCAACTGTGGCTGTATCTTTGTTGCCCAAAGCGCGGCCAATAACGTTCCAAGGAGTAATTTCATCTTTGGTGGCTGATCTGGCCATGCCGTTGCCGGCACTGACTAGACGATCGCCTTTCTTGACACGACCTTTGACTTTGACCGGAACACGACCACTCACAGCAATTGGTGGGTGTGTTGCATCTGTACCAGCACCGGCATTCATTAAATATGCTGCCTTGGTGCTGATAACTCCAAACACATCATCGCTTAGTTCGTCTGCAACTGCTGTGATTTCTTTATCGCCGCCAATTGCGACTACTGTGCCAGGTTCGTAGGTTTGATCTGCTTCAAATCTTTCTGCCAAGTCAGCGTATTGTGCGCTAGTGGCCACACCATGGAAAGTTGTGGCATAAACGTCTTTTAACTTGTTGTTTGGTCCACCAATATCATATACACTGTCGTCTAATACATCAATGGCGCCGCCAATGGCAATAGCTGTAGCATTGTTAAATTGTACTGTGTCTTCTACTGTTTGTGTTGTGCCAGTTAGGTCTCTACGTAGATAATCTGAGGCTATGATGCCACCCAACTTTAATGCGTTTTCTACTGTGCCCCAAAGTGTGTTTCTAGGAATGTCTGTGTATTCTTCTACATCGTAGTTGCCAAGGTCAGCATAGGTTAATCCAGGTTTGACAATTTGATTTGAGCTCGGAAGATAAAAACCAGCCACTTTGGCAGTTGGATCAACTGTGAACGGAACTGCATCTTTGCACCAAATAGCCACCACTACATTGTTGATATAAAATTTAATAACCACGTGGTCGGTGCCGGCAATGTCGCGGATTGTGTCAGGGATGGCACCTGTTAGTCCTTGATCTTTGCTGAACAAAGGCCCAACCAACAACCAAGTCAAGCCATCATAGCTTTTTAATTGGTTGTTTCTTGTGTCCCACCACTGATCTCCAACAATGGCATTTGACGGAGCAGTGTCGCTGGCAGTGGCCGATCCAATGTTTTTCCAAGTATTGAATTGGGTACGAACTTTCATTACTTTGCTGGTTGAGTCATACCATAGTTGTCCGGTTAAGGGATTCAATGGTTCTGTAGCATTGCTGAAATTTTCTAGTAAATGAACAAAGTTTTCATTCATTAGTTGTCCGTATCCAGCAAAGTTTTTACCTACTAGATTTAAACTGGTGTAGTTGATATCTACCGTGCCATCGGCGATTGTTACCAATGGGTCTCCGTTAGATAGTGATATGTTATATGCCATTCTTATTGCTCCGCAATTTCTTTAATTAATACCTATATTTACCAGGTTGACTGGTCCCACGCGACACGTTTCCAAATATCAGCTGTTCCGTCATAGGATCCAGTACAATAATAGAAATAACTCGAATCAAGTGCTACTAGCCCTTGTCGATCTCCTGATGTTCCTTTGCTAGATAAAGGAACTGCATTGCTGCCAAGCTCTTTACTAGTCTGAAATTTTGACCCATCGGCAAAGTTTATAGATCCTGTATAGACTTTGAGCCATGCAAGCCCTGACTCTCCTATAGAATGTGTTGCATCCGTATCAGGTACTATATCCTTGCTGACTTTTAGGCGTCCTGTGCCCAGGGGATTAATGTTGATGTCTGTGTTTGACTGTGTTCCGGTGATGGATTGTCCTGTTAGGCTTAACAGTCCGCTGAGGCCCGGGCCAGTGGCGCCAACGCTGCCGGTGTAACCTGAGTATCCTCTAGGACCATCTGGTCCAATTGGACCCACTGTGCCTCTACTGCCCACATAGCCGCCAAATCCTTGTATGCCTGGGTTACCTCTGCTACCTGTGTATCCTTCAGGGCCTGGCACTGTGCTGGCTGCACCAACCGGTCCGGTTGCACCAGCTGGGCCAACGCTGCCTACATAGCCAATATCGCCTTTGCTGCCGGTGTACCCAGTTTCACCTGTTGCACCAGCTGGGCCAATGCTACCACTGTAGCCCACAGGCCCTCTTACGCCTTCTGGACCAGTTGGGCCCGGGCCGCCCCAGCTACCAGTGTAACCAACTGGTCCGCGATCTGCAAAAGTGGTCCAGGTGTTGTTGGACCAAAATTTAAACTTGTTATTTGTTTTATCAAACCAAATTTGTCCATCTAAGGGATTCAAAGGTGGTGCATCGTTGGCAAAGTTTTCTAGTAGTCTAACAAAGTTGTCTGCAAAAGCTTCACCGTAATTGGTATAGGTGCGTCCAACCAAGGTGATTCCCAGTGACGAGTCTGTGCGACCGTCTTGTAATATAAGCTGAACATTTCCATCAGTTCGTCGGACTACATAAGGCATTGTTGTTATCCTGCAGTGGTTAAGTTAGTAATTGTTTGAATACGAACTGTGTACTCAATTTGAATCAAACGGTTGCTACTCTTTTGCACTGGATGAAATATCACGTGAGTCAAGAGTTTTCCTAATCCGTCGCCGGCGTCTGTATAGCCTTTTAATCCTAGTTCATCAAAAACAAATCCACCATCCAAACTTTGACTGTTGTCAAAAGGAGACTGTGTTTCGCCTATTAGGTTTCCAGGACTGGCCAAATTTGGCTCACCGTAGTCTAATAGACAAGTTATTAAAATATCACTGTAAACGGTGCCAGAAACATGTCTGATTTCTAACTTGTTTCTACTAGGATCAGCGTTTCTGCTACTGGTATTGTCAACGTTTTTATAAAAGCTGGGATTGTACAAATCGCTGTTTTGTGTTTTTACGTTGGGCGGCAAATAGTTAATAACGCCAGTAGGATCTACTGTGGTGCCACCGTTGCCAAAGTGCATTTCGTAGATAAAATTACGTCCTTTATTGGATAAACTATAGGCAATAGCTTCACTCATATTTTCATAGTGAATAGCATTGGGTTTATCAACAAAAACTTCACCGGTCTCTGGGTCACTGATTTTAATATGACCACGGATATACATGCCTGCTTGTTCGTCAGGCTTGGGTTCGGGTTTTTGATCTACTACTTTGTTGTCAAGATCTTGGTTCATAGTATTATTTATCATGGTAAATCGTGTATATAACGCTTAACAAAGTTAGCTGGCAATGTGGTGCTGCCTTCTAACCCGTGGCCGTCTGTGATGGTGTTTTCCCCATGATTTAACCAAATTAAATCCTCAGGGTATTTTGCAGTGAATCTAACACCATTCTTAATGGCGCTGGCATTGGTGAATTCAATTGATGCTGTTGAATTGTCATTGATTTGTATGCTATAATCAATGTCTAAATTTAACCTAGTTACACCGTTATAAACTTCTAGTTTGTTTCTAACCACTTCAATGTCTCGGCTTACTACAAATCTAGTAGTAAACACTGGATTTTTTTGGCTGAACCTAAATGTGTCTTGATCTATTCTACTGGTTTCTGGAATTTCAAATTTTGGTGCTTGATCTTCAACCAGAGTTCCAGCTGGATGCACCTGTGGCGTTGCAGTATAGTCCACGCCTCTGCTGGGATTTCTAATAATGTTACCTGGTCTATCAACTTGCCAAAATTTAATTCTTTCTCCGTTGATGTAGACTATGCCCGGTGTTTTCTTTGACACGTTTGGCATGGTGATAGCAGAAAGATTGGTTAGATGTATTTCTGTATCTCCATAGTGTAAATCCTGGGCCAATGTTGTAACTGCATCAGCCGACATGGCCAGGTATGTAGTTTCCCCGGCTTGGTTTTTAAGAATCCTGTACTTGACCAAGTATTGTGGATTATCGTAGGGAATTTTTGTAGCAACCATGATGTTTAAACTGTCGGTTGTTGTTCCTGCTACCAGTTCTTCGGGTGCATAAGCCTTGTTCTGATCCAAGAACGTGCCACCTTTGATACTGATACTTGCTGGCTCGGTTGCAGTAACATTGTCTCCGGCTGGCGGAGACACAATGAATCCTTCTGCGTCTGGCTTACCAACTAATTTGTGCTCTTCTCTGCTAATGTCAGGTATTAATCTACGTAGGTCGATCTTGCCCAGTGCATCAACTTCTTTTTGTATTTGATTTTGTCCTGGAGCATAGGTAGCTGCCAGGCGGTCATTGGCACTGGTATATTCTTCTCCAGACAATAACGTAAACTTACCAATGTTAAATACATCTCCAGCATAGGCAGTTTTTGCACGATACCCTTTGCCTTTATAACTAACCAAGTCCCCGGTATTGTAGGCACCGCCAGGTATCCATTCACGCACAATGGTATTGAATGATACTCTATCAAATTTAAGCACAGTCTTAACAGCTCTTATTTTACTGTTTGATAATATTGCGTAGCCACGTGCACCAGTACCATTGCCATTGATAACTACGTAAGGAGTATTTCTATACCCTACACCAGGATTGGTTACATTTATGCTGGTAACTTTTCCATTGCTTATAATTGCTTCAGCTGTGGCACCTGTGCCTCCATCACCGTTGGCAACAATTTTAACCTGTGGTGCATCTGAATATCCCTGTCCGCCATCGGCGATGTTGATTGAGTTTACACCACAAGTGAAATTCTTGGCCCAGTCTACGTACTCGGGCATTGTGAATAGAGCACCGTCTTTGGTTGGGTACTCTCCGCTGGGACTACGGAATCTCTGTAGGTCAAAGTCATAGTATCCAGGCAAATCAAAGTCGCTGATGGCTGTTGGCGCTAGATCTAATCCGGTATAGCCTATGCGATATTCACGCAACTTAGTTCTATACGGTTTGACCTCGTTGATGTATTCTTCGTAGTAGTTGTGGTTATCCTTGATGTAATTAGGATATTGTGCCAGCTCTTTGATTTTGTGTAACACATTAACAAAACTGGTTTTAAAGATCCAGTCTACGTTTTGTTGTTCGCTTAAAATATAGTGTACTGCCGTGAACAATAGTCCATTATAGTGTTCGATCAAGTCATCGATGAAGATATCTTCTTTGAGTCCAACTAAAATGTTTCTTAGCTCGTGCGCACGGTCTCTATCAAACGGAGCTCCTTCAAAGCTTTGATTGTCGAATCCAATGTCGTTTTGCGCAGAGTCCCAAACTTTGTCGGACAATTTCAAACTACCATTCTCTACTGCCAGCAATTCCAATTCGGTTGGGCTAGCGAACTGATAAATTTCAAATCCGTTGCCGTTTGAGCTTTCTATGCGAACAACATTGCCAGCCACTGGGTTTAACTTTTCAATGTCTTTGTATGCATCAACGATGTAGTCTGGCACAGTTTCTTTATCAAAACCAGCTTTGTACCATGTTTCATATGACCACAGATCAGTTGTTTTGTAAGTTTGATTCTGTATCAACTTGAGACTCAGATCTTCTTGAACTTCAAACAATGTCCACAAGTCAAAGAACTGATCGTCATTGGATATTAGTATAGTTTCACCGGGCACCAAATTGACATAACCAAGTTCTGTTCTGTTGGCTGCCAAATGATCATAGTCTGTAGGCTCGGGTTGGACTGCAAAGAACATGGCACGATCAAACTTTTCACTGTTTTGAAGCTTGTAGGCTGAAGTTGTTTGTGCAAATACGTTGTTGACAAATTGTGCAACATTTTTCCAAGCAGTTGATTTATTTTTTATCAATGTTTGTCTTGGGCGAATCTCTAAACCTAGACTCTGACTAGGTCTTAGTTTTGCATCCGGAACTCTGCGCAACATGTTGTCGGCGCCGGCCAAACTGTCAACAAGTTTATTGACAATTCTAGCAGGCATGATAGAACTGGTAGTGCCTTCTTGTACTAGTTCAAATTCACTGTGTATTAAGTTATCATTTAGAACATTGTCATAGTCCACTTTTAAAATAACATCTGTTCCGGTGATGTACTGATCACAATTAAAAATACCAATGCTGTTGTCAGCCAGGATGGCTGCGTAAGGGATGTGTTGATTTTTTGGATTTTTGATAGCATCCTCAATGCCTAGAACGCTGAGGTGTCTATTAGACCCAACAGGCACAGTTGATATACCACTCACCCAATAATAGTATTTTGTTTTGATTACACCGGAACTAGAGTCTGCATAACTTACTTGTACATATGCGCTGTCATCTGCATTGCGTGGCATGCCAGGATTGCCGGCTGCTGTGTACTCGCTGGGCTTTGATGTGCTTTCTACCCATTCATACACAGATACTGTGCTTCCTGGGAACAACTTGCCCCAGTTGTTTAATCTATAGACCAGGGTGTCTTGTTCATAGTCAACAAAACGAACAGTGTTTAAATCCCACCAAGTTTGTCCAACCTGTTGTGTGCCCCAATGGAAGTCTACCAGTTTGCTGTCGGCTATGGCACGTCCGACGTTGTACATAGCAGGGTCCTGGCTACTCTTGTGGTTCAGACTTTGTTCAACAATGCCCAAAGATTTGCCTTTGGCAGGATCAATATAATCTAGGCTGGCCAGTTTAGATTTGGTAATTTTGTTATACAAGCTGATGCCGTTGATTGTTCCAACGTCCACAGACTGTTTCTGTTGTCTAGAAATTGTCCATGTTGCTGATCCGGTGCTGTTTGTCTGTTTGTAGACTGCACCGGCATTGTTGAATTTTAAATCACTGTAGCTGGCACCAACGTATAAGGTATTCTTATCAAAGTCCAAGCTACAACCAAATTGGTCACCTAGCATTAAATGCGGTGCATTAAACTCGTCAGCAAATACAAAATTTCCATATTGGGTGTCTGCTCTTGTGCCAGCTGGCATGTAATCGTGCAGATAAACTGCACCAGTGCCTCTAGTAATGTCTAGACAAATGGTTGCTCCGCCATCAAATGTGGTTTTCTTGGTGTCAATGATGGTTTGAGTTTGTGCAGTGCCATGACTGCTAGAAACCATTAATGTTCTATCATCGTCACTGACCTTGACATAGCTACCAAAGTTTTCACCAGCTAGGTGCACAGGCTTATACAGTTCTTGTGCAAGTGCATAGCCATTTTCTGTTTTCTCATATCTTTGTACCAGCCCACCGGATTGTGCAAATGTAGAGTGGCCAGGAGCACCAACGTAGATGCTGCCGGTATTGGCAGCATAGTCTATGCTAGATCCAAATCTTGCTCGGTATGCTGGAGTATTGGATGTTAATGTTTGTTCTAGTGTCAACACCGGAGAGTCAGACAATGAGTTTGCATAAACATAAGCATGTCCGGCTTGCACCAAACTGTCAACTGTTTGCCCCGGTGCACCAATTACCACACAATCTCCAGTTGGACTTGATTTAACACTAAATCCAAACTGGTCGAGATCTGAGCCTTGGCTCATTGTTCCTTTGTAAACATAATAACTACGTCGTGCTACTACAATACTACCCACAGTCTGTACCTGTCGAGTAACTTCTGAAATTATTTCAGCTGAACCATCTTCGGTGACAATATAGGAATTATCTTCAGACAAAAGTTCTTCCACGTTGAGAACAAATCTAATTAGATTATTGTGGTCAACATAATAATCAACCTCTGGAGTTAAAATGTCGTCATTGACATAGACTGCAATAGAATTTATGTCGCTGATATCATACGGCACCGACAGGCCTGGACCAACATCAGCAATGGTAAAAGATTTATACGCATTTCCATAATCTTCTAATAGATAAACGTGTGTTTTGTTGTCGCCAGGACTGCCAACATATAACCATTTTGCATCTGCACTCTGACTCACAGAGTAGCCAAATTGAGAACCTGATCTTAGCATTGGGGGAGTTATAACCTGTACTGGAATGAACAGTGCATTTTGTTGATATCTGTAGACTACCACAGCGCCTGTTTGTGCATAACTGTCTGGTGCACCAGCAACTATGTAATCTTGCGCGGCATCAACACTGAATCCAAGTTGAGATATTTCTCCAATGCCAGTAGGCAATACACCTCGCTCTTTTGATTTATTTTTGTCAAAAACATGTATTCTACCATACCCGTCATGATCGCCAGGAGCACCAACTACCAAGAATTTGTTGTTTAATTTAACTGAGGTGCCGTAGTTGATATTGGGTCTAGTCACGCCAAGTTGTATATCCAGCGACGAGTCGTAGTTCCATACGCTTTGTTTTTTGTAAACACTCCAACGGTCATCCATGTCATGGTCAACCCATACCAAATCTCCATTGCGCCAACCATGGCGAGGTGTAAAGCTATCAATGTCGTTGGGCGAATTAAATCTCACTGAGTGTAGCACAAACAATATACCAATGCCGTTGTCGGCAGCCGCGCCAATTGGCGGACAAGATATGGTTTTTTGTCTCAGCAACTTGGTTTGATCGTTGTTGACTGTGACAGTAAACTCTCTCAAATTTTGAACATCGTTGACCACATAAAAACCATCAAAGTTTGAGTCAAGATTTTTAAATGCTATGACCTGTTTGGCTTCTAGTCCATGCGGGTTAGTGGTGGTAATTTTTGCCACACGATCAAGACTGTACTCAAGTTTGTTCACAGTTGTATCTGTTTCAGTGGCTCTGTAAATGTTCCAGTCTCGGTTGTGATCTTTGGCAAACCAAACCAAGTAACCACTGGATAATTCAGCTATTTTAGTGTTTAAGTTCTGATAGTCGTTGGTATCAAACAACGTTGCATCAATGTCGTCGAGGTTGACATAACCAGCACTTTGAACGTCTCGTTCCGAAATATAATTCAATGGTCTATTAATGAACTTCACTGGGTCTGTGCCAAAAGGCTTGTCCCATAAGTCTCTATCTCGCACTGTGACAATGCCATCTTCGGCTGTTTCAGTGTTGCCCACAATGGCCAATCCTGTGGGATTGTTTTTGCTGGTTGTTTCGTTTAGTACAATTTCCACAACAGAACTGCTGTTTAAAGCACCGTACTCGCCAACACGCACAGCCCATTCTTCGTAGTACTTGATGTCATTGGTCAAGTCATTGAAGGTGGCATTTAGCAAATTGGTAATTGATTTGCCTGTGCCTTTTTCTTTGATGTAGCCTTGGTAAAACTTGGTTTGACTAGTGTGGTTGACATTTAGGTCATTGAGGTAATTTCTCGATCTAAATCCAATTAATCCACTGCTCATCATGGCCATCTGATTGTCTAATAGACTGCTGTCAACATCATAGGTATCAATGAAGCGGCTGGCAGTGTGAGCAAAGTTTGGTAACAGTCCAGTCTTGATGTCCGACTTGTTGATCTGTTTCCATTGATTTAAATTAAATGTTGTTGCGGCAGCAATTGATTGAGTTGCTGTGTAATACTGATTTTTGTAACTGACAATGTCTCCTTTGAGATAGTCTTTGCCAGACTTCCACGTGGAAATTTGTGTGCTGTTGTAGATAAAGCCTGCAGGATTCAACGAACCGTCCCAACGTGCTGTCTTATTGCCCACTAGTTTTAGTCTGTATTGTCTGCTACCAGATTCTGGTTGATATATAATGTCATTGAAAATGGTGGCATTGTTGAAAATCAAAGCATGTTCATATTGAACTAAATTTAGTTCGGCAAATGCAATGGTCTTGCCGGTGATACTGGTTAACTTAAATTCACCTTGGTCTCGTAATACTGTGATGTCTGAAGTTTGAATAGCAGTGAAGTTTGGATCCAGCAGTCTGCTACCGTTGGTTTGATTGGTAATCTTATCAATGACTGCATTAGTTGTATAAACTTTCAAAGCAGTATTAACAGGACTTAGTATTAAAACGTTTCCAGCTTTCCATCCTTGGTTGGCCCAAGTAACAAACTCTCTGATACTTAGAACAAAATCTTTGTTCTGAGACAGGTTGTCATCGTATTCATCAAATACAAATCCTTGTGCCAACAAATAACGTTGATAGCTTATCAAGAAATCAACCACCTGTTGGCGTGTGGTAAACTCTGTTCCATATGGAACAGGTACCTTTTGATTTTTAAATGATTTATAAATCACAGCTGAAAAATCATCAACTTTGATAGAGTACTTGTCACCACTGGTTTCGCTGGGAACAATGACAAAGTAAGGATTGCCCAAGTTGTAACCGCTTACAGCATATCCAGTGTCAGTTTTGGTTACAATGACTGCGCTGTAGGCAATGCGTTGTGTTGGTACGCTCTTGTTCAAATAAATTGTATAGCTATCGTCTGGAACAATAACTGACTCGTTGATGCTGGTTGGGCTATATTGTTCAGCCAGGATTGTTAAATATTTCTTGTCGGTGTATCCAGCAGACTTGTAACTCAATTGTACTTCTATGCTGTTTAACATGGATCGTAGTTTAGTGGCTCCCACAATGCCAGTGCTGGTCATGTAATCAACTACCCAATTGGTGTAACCGCTGGCTCTGGTCACAGTGGAATCTACAGTTTCGCCATTGATTGTTACAATATCAGGGCTAACACGCTGATATGTGTCCTTGTACATAAATTGACCAAAATCTGTATTTTTAAAATATCTGCTGGTATCAAACAGTGTACCAAAATACATGGCCGGTTTCATCATTGCTGTGGCCGATTGTAGGGCAAATGGATACTCGCTGGTTCTGCGCCAGGCTGCTTCTACTGGGGCCACGTCTCCAATTTGGAATGCATCCTCAACTGCTTGTGTGTTCAATGGTGTGGCAATACGCAACAGAGGTGCTACTAAATCTCCGCCTTGATCAACTGGAAGTATTTTAGAAAGGCCAGGACGAGCATAGTTTGTGTCAATGCCAGCGCGACTGCCTTGTCGAATTATACCCAACTCAATGTCATTCCACAACAGGTCATTGTTGCTGGTATAGGGCATTGGACCATAGACATCAATCCACCAATTGGGCATGTCAGTGAAACCCAACATTTCCCATGGATGTGTATGCGGCTTGTCTGTGTCATAGTAATACTGATAAATGCCTCTCCAGTAGCCAGGCAGGGTTTCTTTAAACAAAGAATCTTTGGAGCCTCTGTAGTTATAAGAGAATGGATCGCTGTTGTTGAAATAGCTGTTGGTTACATAATCAACTTTGTTAGAACCAGCCCACTTTAAAAAATTGCTGTTTAAAATTTTGTTAAACTCAGCAATGGAGTAATCGGTTTTTCTAAAACGACCCGGTACCAGTGTTCTTACATCAATGACTTTAGAAAAATCTGCCTTGATATTATTATAAATTCTATGCTCAAGTTCTAATAGATATTGATCGCGATAGTCTCCAAAGCTGGGAGTAATGCTGCCATCGTGACCGCGAACAACGTTGACTGGTTCTCTATAGGTGTCATCGAGATAAAATTCAGGAACAAACTTAGGGTATAATCCCAGCTTGGTCGGAGTTTCTGGAACAAAGTTGGCATCCGTGGTCTCGTAATCTTTGATTTCAATGATGTCACTGTAGGTAAGCACAATAGAATCATTGAGTTGAATGGCTGGTCTATTTTTATCAAAATAAAAGTCTACGTCTTTTACCAACTGTCTACGATTGATGTAAACCAATACTGCTCTACTTTGCAATTGTGTGTCGTCAAATATAGATGCTATTTTATATTGTTTTTGTGTGGTATCTAAGACACGATAACTGAGTACTCGGGCATCTCCGTATGGAACCATGTCGCTGTAGTACCAAGGAAAGTTTTTATTTTTAATTCCGTTGATGGCAGCCAAGATTTTATCAACACCATCTTTGGGATTATTATGATCTAATCCTTTTAGAGTGGCAGACATTTCTAAAAACTTGTTCTTGAACTTGGTGTATTCTCTACGTGCATAGTCTAGACCGTTGACAAAGTTGGCCTGCTCACTGATCAAGAACACACTAGAATAAATCACAGGAGCTGAGTTTTGTAATATGTTGCCGCCGTAGCCAGACAAATCAAGATCTCTGATATTACTGTCTCCAGGAACATTACCACTGATACCGACTACATTTTTTCCAATGGCAGTCAGGTTATTACGTAACTGTCCCAGTGTTAGTGTGGCAAAAGGTTTGTTCTTGCTATTAAAATCTAGGTTGGTTGGAATTTGATAGTGCCCAAGTTGGCTTACAGCGTTGCTGTAAATTAAGATATCAATTTTATCATTGACTGTTAATACTGTTTCTTGAATTCGTATGGCTCGGCGCTTGCCCACAGAAACTGTGGCATATTGACCAGGATCCAATAACACATTGTTCAAAAATACTTTGGTTGTGGGGCTATGCACTGGCGCCAGTGCATCAATGTCTATTTCAAAATAATTGGTGGCACCAGTGAAAATTTCGCTGATGACTTGATATTGTCGACTTGCTTCATTTACCGGCGTCCATGTATTACGTTTTAAAAACTCTGTGCGGCCAAGATTCTGACGAATATAACCTAGTTCTATCTTTTTAGTGGAAAACACAGTGCCTGCCAGGTAACGGAATGTGTCTGTACCAAAGTTGTTGTCAAATGTAATATCTGCAATGCTGTAATTTGTAGTATAGGCGATTGGAAACCCTAGCACAGAGTCTTTGGTGCCTGTGCCCGGTTTGTAACTAAAAATCTTGGTTCCTGCAAAGCTGGAACCCTTGTAAGAAGCAAGACTGCCATCATTGTTGTCGTAGACATCAAACAACACAGCCTGGTTGGGTTTGTTCTTGAGCTGACCTTTGTTCCATTTGTCGCCGTCAAACCAAAATGTGTTGCCCTTGTTCTCTCCCAACTTGGCAACCAGACTGTCTTGAGCTTCCAGGGCATCTGCTGGGTCTTCGGAAATAATTAATTGTACTCTTGGATTTTTATAATAGAATTCAGAATCTACCAAGTTGATTGCAGCCGGCAATTTAAGTTCAGATCTATCACTGTACATAACTGCAGAAACTGTGCCAACAAAAACATCACCGCTTTGGCTGGGAGCATAGATCTCTGCGCCTGGTTCAAGTTCATTTAAAAAATCAGTGCCACTGCCAACAACGGATAATCCGCTGATGATAGAAATTGTGCCTGCGCCTTGCCCGTCGTAGATGCTTTGATATGATGACTCACTTTGAATTTTAAATTCAATGCGATAAACTTGTTGGCGCACAAGAGGATCTGTGTCATTGGCAAATAAAATACGTTGACCTTCTTCAAGTCTAACTCCATTGATCAACAATGTAGATTGGTGTTGAACTTGATTAAATGCACTGGTATGTGTGGTGTCAATATGATCCACAGGACGTTTACCAATGCGACCATTATTGAACAATTGAACATCTGCTTCAAATTCAATGATGGGACGTTGTGCTCGAATTGCTTGATCAAATTTTGGCACCTTGCTGTTGTGCTCTGCACTCTTGATAATAACATCTATGTGGAACCAACGGTTGTGTCTTGCCCATGCATTAAGGTCCAGACTGCTTCTATTCATTGTAAGGTATTCTGGATCGGATGGTCCCTTATAAGGCTCATCATATGAGCCTTCGTTGAATGCTTCTTTGTCCCAGGGCACAGAGTTGACCCTGTGCCCAGGTTCTGGAAATACTAAATTATCAAAGTCAACCAAGCGTATGCTTTTGCCAACACCTTCAACAATGTAAGATTTGTTGGCCCAGGCAGCGGGTTCAATTGAGTTGTCAAATTTAACCAGCATTCCGTTGGTAAACTCCACTCCTTGAGGAGTAGTATATTTTTTCTTGCCTAGTATGCTGATGTCAACGTTGATAGCATCTGTGGCCGATGACACCAATTTGAGAATTCCGTAGAGGTCTGGGTTTTCGCTGTCTTGATAGTACAGTGTATCCAACTGTGCAGTCAACGGAGGAACTGGAAGGTATCCAGATGCATTGGAATAAAATTCTTTGTTGGCATTTATTCTGCCAAGTCTCACATACACTCTTGAATTGACTGCCACGTCGGATACATAACCAATCGACAATGTGTCTTGGTCCTGTTCATTTTTAACCAATTGGATACGCCATATGCCCAAACGATGTTGTTCTGCCACAGTGTCGCCATTGGCACGCAGCCAATTGCCGTCAACAGAAGGAGACGTAGAAAAAACAACTTTTTTGTCATTGGGTTTATCAGCTATTCCATCAAGGCCGCCATATTCAGCCACTATGTCATCCCACACAGCACCATCTAGCTCTGTCAATGGTATGTCTAGCACATAGTCGATGGGTGCCAACATTGGCATTTTTAAATAAACGTCTTGTGTGTCTTCCAGCGGAACTCTAAATTCAATTACACCGTTGTCGGTGCCGTTGTTGGTAATGCCGTAGACGTTTCTACTGCTGACGTTGGGCATTGCGCGACGAGTGCCTGCAATGCCAGGTTCTGTTTGAATATAAAATTTCTTGCCGGGTTGGCCAATCACAAACTTATACAGGCCGCCTCGGCTTAGTACGATCTCTGGATTGTTGTCATTTTTGCCATCAATTTGATAGCAGTTGTCTTGCTCATTCCTGTTGATATTAAAAGTTCCTAGACTAGGAACAAATCGACTGCTGATTGCAATTGGTTCAGGCCCGTTTGGTAACCAGAAGTACTGCTGGAAGTTTACAAATTTGTCTTGATCAAACAAGCCCGAGTAGGCGTAGTATTCGCTGGCAAACAATCTGTCATGATTGGCAGTTGAGGCGCCATAATAACCAAGCTTGTTGATAAGATCTGTGTAACTACTATAAAGATCTATTTCGTTGCTGGTGTTTTTAACGACCATACTGGGCTCAAGTTGATAATTCTGCCTATCGGCACTGGGCTCTGCTACATAACTATCCTTGCTTTTGTAGGTAGGAGCAAACTTTCTTCCAATATAACCGTTTAATCTAACAAAATCAGGTTCACTGACCAGCTGGTCTAGTGTGGCCGCTAAGAATTTACGATTGGTATCAGTCTGGAATATTCCTGGTAAAAAGTCAAGAGTGCGTCTTGTTGCCATAGTAGTTTATTAAATTAAAATTTCTTGGTTGAGAGCCGAAGCTGTCAAATTGAGTTGATTTGCTGTCACTGCAGAAATGATTTCTACATTTTCCACAGTGGCAGCACTGGCAATAATTTCATATGGCTCAGTGTTGATTTGATATAGGTTGCCAAAGCTGACATTGGCGTCGCTGGGCACAATCATTATGCTGGCCACGTTGGGACTCAATACTTTGTGTAGATATGCACTCAGTTCTGAAAAGTAGAATGTCTCACCAAAATCCCAATTGGCTATGTCAAAGTAAGAATTAATGGCTGCAACAACACTGGTCTTGATGTCGTTGTCACTGACACTTATGCTGGTGTTCTTGACCACTTTAAATGTGGCTTGTAGGCTGGTTGGAGCTTTGGCTCCAAACAACAATTTATACTTGGCGCTGTTGAACACAATGGTATCACTCACACTCTTGACATCATTCAAGCTGGCAAACTCGCTGGTTAATTCGTAGACTGTGGGCTCAGCAGGTTTGACAACAGAGTTGCTGGTGTCTTGTATCCAATTACGGAAGTCTCTTTCGTAGGCTGAGGTCAACAAATAAATGTCTGTGACGTTGGTGCTACTAGGATCAATACGTCTGCTACTTGGACTATTATGTCTATATTGGAATGCCAGGTCTTGACGGCCAATCTTGGCAATGTATTGTGTTTGTTCCACTAGGTTACCACTGGATGCCAACAAATAGAACTTGCCAGTGGCTGTGGCATAGAACAACTGTCCTTGGAGATATGAGTTTATTGCATTGCTTATTGCAGATTCCGTGGCATACAAGCTGACTATTGTGTTGTTATCAACTTGTACTAGATTGACAAAACTATCATATCCAGTGACTGATTCAAAGTAGACCAATTTGGCATTGGTGTCAACAGACGGGTCAACCACAATGTTGAACAATTCTGGGTTGTCAGGAATTCCGTCATTGTTGCTGTCAGCATAGGTTACAAAGACTTTGTCTTTGTTGACATACCCATCAGATTCAATGTAGCTCTTGTATACGAACCAAGTATTATCTTGTCCCAGTGGCATGGCGCTGTTGGGTTGAGCATTGGTTTTAAGTAATTTAATTTGATCATTTAAAGTAGTGCCAGACTTGCTGTCAAATATTTTCAATGATTCGTCGAAATAGAATGTAGTTTCTTTGACACTGTGGAACACATACTCAATGCCTCTATAGTGTACCACATATCCATCGGGTGTGTACTCAAAGCGAACCAACCAGCTAGCGTCGGCAGCAGTGCCACTGGTGCTGTCTTGGTTGTCAAGACTAAAACCCACGGCTGTGTTTAAATTTTCATTGGCAATGATTTGCCAACGCAGACGATCTAGATTGTAAGTTAATCCAAAGTTTTTAAAATTTTGTATATTAGAGCTTACAATGTTGGTAAAATAGTCTGTGAAGCTGTTCTTGAACACTGGGAATATGGTATCTACCAGGGCACCATTGGGGACTTTGATGTTTAAAACCACAGGACCTGTACCATCATCAAAATTTCCAGCACCGTTGTTGGTTCCGTCACCAGACACCTCCATGATGGTGGCATAAACGTAAGCATGATCATTTGCAGTCTTTGGTGTACCAAACACCATGTTATTAACCGCATCAAAATAATAGCCAGGTCTGGCTTTGTATTTTACAATGCTGCCTTTGCGCAGATACAATGAGTTGGTATTTGATGCGCCAGCAATTGATGCAGGTTTGCTATTTGTTTCAAAGTATCCTGTTGATTCGTTTGACCCAACAGTGCTCAATGTCCAGGCAAAATTGTTTATGGTAAATGTGGGGTAATTGGCATGATAAAAATGCAACATTTCTTTGCTGGCAATTTTTCCCACAATCAATTGATTGATTACATTTAGCACATCCGATGATGTTGCAAACGTAAATCTTGATGAACGAATGAAATTGTCACGATACAACACACCGTCTTGGCCAAAAATGTTTGTGCTGGAATACTTGCCAGTGCTGTCAATTACATCAAGATATCGGCTTAGTCCAGAACTGGTACGATTGATACTCTTGGCTTTGATCACATTGCCAAAACTGGTGTAAGGTAGGATATTGTAATCCTCACCGGTGATCATTCGATTTTGTGTGTAATACTGCTGTGGTGCTTTTTGCTTGATGTCTGTGGTAGACTCTCTTGCATTGGCATTGGCCACAGTGTATTGCAGACTGGCACGTATGTTCAATGTTTCTACGCGGCCTTCTCTGCTGACATAGGGAAACGACAAAGAAACACCTTTCATTTCATCGGGTGTGACTTTATAGCTGAGTCCGTTGCTGGCACGATAGTAAACTCTATAGTTGCCAATTGGCATGTTGGCAAAACTGCCGTCGCCAAAGACCAAATCAATTTGATCTCCAGATTTTGTATTAACTTGGTACAGGTTGCGCTCGGTGCTGTTATTGTAAATTACATTAATACCGGTCACTGCTGGCACTGGCTGCCACTGGCTGCCCAGGGTACCATTGCTGTTGACAGCATATAACCAAACATCTGAGTTGTTGATGTTTGAATAGTTGACTGGAACCACGCGATTTGGGATAGTTTCTGTTATGCTGAAATCTTGCTTGGCCAATGAGCCTTGTTTGAAGTAAACAAAGAATCCTGTGTCGTTGCTGGAGTTGCCGTAATTGTCGTTGCGATAGACAAAATTGAAACTGCCTGTGCTGGTAGGTGGAACTTCGTAGAGATAATCTTTGCCCATGCTGGTGGCGCTGACTGCTTCAAAGTCATAGTTATTGCCTTCTACTGTGGCTTTGAATGGGTAAACCCCTAGTACATTTTGTATAAGGTTAAGACTGTATTCATCTGTGGTCACACCATTGAGTGTCTGACTATTGCCCGGCTTACCAATGACTTGGCTAGTGGTCAAAGAAGCATTTAATACTGTGGTAAACTGCTCTAACCAGTTGTCGTTGGTTTGATCATTCCAGTTAACCACTAGGTTGCTTAAATTCAATCCGTTGCTGTCATAAACAACTTCTGTGGTGTTTATGCTGTCAATTTTTAGTAGTCCAGAAGCTGGAATATTGCGCTTGGGATTATAGCTGATCAGTCTGGCCAGCTTTAAAATACTGTCTCTACGTTCAGCTGTGTCAATGTAATTCTCGCGAGCATTCAAGTCTGCACGGAATGCCAGGCTTTGACCCATGAATGCAATTAGATCTATTAATGCAATAAATTCACTGCTTTCAATGAAATCATTGTAGTCCTCAGGATAGTACAACTTGAGGTAATCAATCATTGTTTTACGCAATGTTTCAAAGTCGTAGCTGGTGAAATCAGCTTCTTGGAATGTCTGATAGATCTTTTTCCAGTTTTCTGCTACCAGCAAACTTGTTTGTCTTGTATTGATTGCCATTATTATACCTATTTCTAATATTTATGGGTAAAATAAAGTACGTCGTTATTGAACCATGCGCACAGTTTGACTTTTTTGATCAAATCTGAATTTGAGTAATTCTGTTTGATTGTCAGGGATGTAAGTCAAGTCGCAGTCAATTTGAATGCCGTATTCGTACTCGGTTACTGTGACATCTCCTACCCGCATACGAGGGTCATAAGATACCACAGCTTTGATATCGTCTTTGATAGCCGATTTAATTTCTTCGGTGAATGGTTCAAACAGCACGTTCCATATGATGGTACCAAAATTTGGGTTCATCAATTTTTCGCCTTTGCGGATATGAAAATGATTGAACAAGTCTTGTTTGGCCAATTCAAAGTCCGTAAGGCGGAATTTTTTGTAACGGTTGTAGGTGCTGAACCCTTTGTATGTAATCATAATATGTATTTAAGCCGTTGTTGGGGCCGCCAATACGTCTACTGCATATCGACCCATGTTGAAATAGGATGTGCCTGTGGTGCCGTTGGCATCTTGCCCGCCACCGGTGTTGCGCCAGTTGTTGGCACCACCTGCACCTATTAGGTGACTGGCTGCCAGCATGCCGGCCACTGTACACTGGTCGTCTCCGTCCTTGATAGCACCAATTCGAGTCAATGTTTTGTAATTGCTCTTCAACAACTGTTGCATGACCTTTTCCTGCAACGGGCCATTGTTTTTGTATTCTTCTTTGCTGGTTATTCCGTCTTTGCCGGTCCAAGAACTGGCATTGTTCACAGCTTTGTTGCCATAGAGTGCGTAAGCATCACGTTTGATGTATCCTTGGTCTACTAGTACTGCGGCTCCAGTTTGATATTTGCCTATGTAAAAGTATTGGTTTTCAGCTTGATAATTGGATCCGCTTTCGTTGTGTCCCAGTTGTGCCATGACTGCGGCAGTTTGTTGTGCTGTCAAGGGGCCCACACCTTCTGTTACCACAGGAGCATTGCTCTTGCTCAATATTGATTTACTTGCTGGATTTTTAACACCAACACCTTGTGCTGCCTTGGGCCCTGCATCTGTTGGTGGAGTTGGTGGCTCTGTGCCTTTGCACTCAACTACTGGAAGTTCTTTGCTGGGAGGTTTTCCCGATGTTACTCCTGCGCCTGGATCTTTGGTGTTTTCTCCAACAGCCGCTGGTGTAAATATGCCAGGCATTGTAGACTGTTGGTGCAGTTTCCATGGCTCATGTGTGGGCGCAATGGGCACAATGGTGGGCAATGCTCCATCTACACTCAACCACTTGTCACCTTGCTTGCCTGTGTCGGGCAATTTGTTGAACTTCAATGGACTTGGCTTGTCAAACACTGCCGAAGGACTGAATCCATTGTTGAGATTTACAGTACTGCCGGTTAGATACACAGCACCAGATGCTGTTACATTGGTTGATGATCCAGAATTCAAGTTAACGGTGCCTGAACTACCAACATTGACTTTTGAGCCGCCAAACAAGGTAATGGCTTCTGTGGTGTTGAGTGCATTTGTTTTACTCTGTTGCTGTATGGCTTTTCCGGCACTCATTTGTATGTTGCTGCCAGCATTGAGTTTGATGTCTCTGTCGGCGTGAAAGTTTAGATCAGCACCGGCTCTGACATTGAGACTGTTGGCTGTAAAGATGTTCAAGTGCCCGGCACCTGTTAATTCAACCCACACACTGCCAGTGTCGTTGCCAATGTAAAGTATGTGCTCGCTGTCATTCATTAAGATTTGATGTCCGCCGGCTGTGCGCAGTCTAACAAGATTGTCTTTGCCTTGAAAGTTACCATCGTCCATTATAAATGAATGCCCGCCTTTTCTGGCAGCCACTGCATAGTCACTTTCTTTTAGGTCACCACTTTGTATCTTGTTGGCATACTGCGGATCTGATGCAGTATCTTTGAAAGGGCGACCTGGTGTGCTGATGCCAAACACATAGCTTGGACTTTCACGTTGACTTGTACTAGAAACAATACCTCTAGTGTAATCTTCTTCTAGTCCTTGCTCTAGGTAAACTTTGAACTGTTCTTCATGCACAGGTTTCTTTAAATTTACAAAGTTTGTCCAGTCTGTGCCTTCATCATTTTCATTGAACTCTGCCACTACTGTGGGCTTGCCTTTGGTGTAATTTTTGCTGACTTTGGGATCTTCTATGGTTCCGGCATCAACATTGTGGCTGCCACCAATGCCAGGAATCATATGATGCCCAAGCTGTCCTGGTACGCAGGCAAACCAGTAACCGCGATTTGGGTCTCCTGCTACAAAAGTACACAACACTAGATTACCTATGTCAGGAGGCACTGCCCACATGCCATAGGAATGTCGTACCTTGCTGAAAGCATTTTGTTTGTTGGTGTCTGGCTGTGTGGTACTGCCAAAGAAAGGGCTTGCATAACTGACTGTGCGCCAATTTTCTGCGGCATCTTCGTTGCCACCGCTTAGGTCAGGAATATAAACCTGCAGTCGTCCTGAACGACTTGGATCCAAGTTGTTTTTAATTTTTCCAATATACGGGCCTGTGTCCAGTCTAGTAGAGGAGTCTTCTCTAACAAAATGTTCTGGCGGCTTCTTGCCCGAGCGTCTATCCATGGCCATTGTTTAATCCTTATACACCGCCGCCGGCGGCTTCATTTTTGTTCACGTCGGCAATTGTTTTATTGTCGGGCTGTCTTTCTTTGTTGGTGTTAATTTCACTGCCCTGTAATGTGTCATATTTGGGTTGATCGAATAATCTAACCATGTCTAGTGTTTGTGTAAACTGTCCGCGTGTGAATTCATTTTCAACTGTGATGACTTTGTAAAGTCCGCTAAACACGCTGGTTATGCCAGTTTGATCAAACTTTGCCAATCCTGTGTCTTGATCAAAATCCACAGGAGTTCTGAATTCCAATAAGGCAAATACTTCTCCAGCATCAAATACAAGGCTCATGCTCTTGGGATCTACCATACCTATGTTTCGAGTAGGATTGTTTGATGGATTAAAGAATATGTCGTCTTGTTTGATTAGTTCAGGGTCGCCAATGATTTTCAGCCTAACATTGATCATGTCTCCTCGACTGCTACTCATTGCACTTTTGGAAAAATCATTGACCAACACTGCTTTGGCATCTGTGCTGGCCGGATTGACCATGTCGGCTTGTCCACTAACAGGTTGTGTCACAGAGTTTTGTACCTTGACTCCGGGTGTGGGTGGAGTAGTTGGCTCTTCCTGTTTTTGTTCGTTTTGTTTTTGAACCTGTATTTTTTCTACCTTTGATTTATCTGCCGTGATGGCAGTATAAAACATGGTGTCAAAGTCTATGCTAAAGTCTAGAACATCCTTGTTTTGTCCAGTGTACATGTAGGAATATTTCTTGCTGTAAGCTGTGGGATGAGATTTAGGACCGTCTCTGAATTTAGTATTGTGCTGTACGTACTTGTTGATATGGTAGGTAATTTTTCTGCTGTATTTGTCTAGTTTGTTGTCAAACTCCAGTAATTCAACCACAGGTACAATCTTATACCAGTTGATGGGTTTTTCAATTGCATTGGCATTAGGAGGATCATCAAATTGATCGCGTATGTATTTGGTATTACGCATGACTTGATTGATGACTTCAATTATGCTGGTTCCTGCATTGACACTGAACAATTCTGTGTTGACATCTGTGCCGGCAGCCGGCAATCCTGCCTGCGCACGTATGGCTGCAATGCCCCCAGGTGTGTTAAGAGTCAACATAGGAGTGCGGCTGGCCTGTGTTTTTTTAGGAGTGACAATTTCGCTGGCGCCAATTTCTGGGTCAAATACAAACTCGTAGTATTCTGCTTGTTCTTGATGTTTGTTTTCTTTTAATTGTTTTTGCCAACTGTTTATGGCTGCCGTATAACTGTTTACCAGATAAGTGGTATTCTTTACATCCTGACTTATCTTGCCTAGATCTTTTTCTTTTTCAGCTATGCGAGTACTCTTGGGATCTTTTTTACGTTCTTCTTCAATTTCTTTGTTGATCTGTTCAACCCGCTCTTTGCCAGCGTTTTGTGTTTTCATGATCAATTCAGCTTGACCAGCAGATCCTTTGCTACTAAAAAAGTCTTCTACTTTCTTGGCGGTGACTTCAAAAAATGCCGGAGTACTTACCACAGTTTCAGAGTAGGCAGTGTGTGTATAAGGAACTGCTTGTATTTGATATTCTGCACCCTTGGAAGTAACTTTAGATTTACAGCCTGTCAATTTGATAGGAATATATTTTGTTTGATCTTTGATAGGATGTGCCAACCCGCCTAGGTCATCGTTGCCAAAGAAATCTATTTGCAACATAAATGGTATTTGAAACCAGTTTTTTGCTTTAAGATCTTCTGCTACCTGTAGCAGTCGATTAATAAAGGTAAAGCCATATGGTTCTATTAGACTAAAATTAATGTCTATGGCATTGGTATTTTTGTTTCTTGAATTTGAACCCACCACAGTGGTCATTTTAAGGTTTTCAAAATAGAAATCTTCATTGAATCTAGCATTGCGACCAAAGTCTGTGCCGCGACGTCCGGCACTGGCTATCAACACTGTGTTGTCTTCGTTGGTATAAGCAACCTCATTCTTAACCAAATTGTTGTACTTTTCTATAGGAATAACATGAAAGCTCAACCCATAGGTATAGTTTGCATAGTCAAACAAAGGGTTGCCGCGAGGAGGACCTAGTTCTATTTTTGGTGCAACTGTTGTGGTGCCACCTGGTTTAGTTTTATTTTCTTTGTCTTTGTCCTTGTCGTCCTGAGAAGCTGCCCGATTTTTTTCAGCTAGGCGAGCAGTTTCTGCGGCGCTTTGATTTTCTGCTTCACGGGCAGCCTGCTGATTGGCTGCACGTAATTTGGTGTCTTCGTCGGCACTCAACGTTGGGTACTCACCAACAATGTTACCCATTGGGTCTACATTGGTAAAATATGAATTCTCTGACTTGACTTTTAGATTATCCATGGCCATTGATTAAATTCCTAGTGCAGCCACTAGTGCTTCTTTTTTAGGTATAAAAATTGTTTGTCCAGGATAAAAGTCAAACACTGGATCTTTGAGAACATTGGGGTTACGACTGGTAAACACCCACCACAAGGCAGCATCACCATACAAGTCAAATGCCAATAGGTCTGGGCGGTGTTTGTAAACTGAAGTAATGTTAAACTCGGCGTCGCTGGGGTCGCTGGGTATACTTCTATAATTTAACACGTCTAGAAAGGCCCCAAAGCTTTGTGTGCTAAAGTAAGGACTGGATTTGCTGTAAGCAGCCATTATAGGAATCCTCCTCCAACTAGTTGTCCGGCAGCAAACTTATTCAAATCAAACTCAGCAATCTTCTTTCTGCTGTAAACAGGCTGTAGACTGAGTTGTAATTGACAGGCTGTGGGCACTCTATTGGTCGCACCATAAGTTTTAACATCTATATAGTCTACGTCGTTGCCCATTACCTGTTGAAAACTGGTTACTATACAAGGAACATTTGGCAGTATGTCTGGACCATAACCGTTCAAGAAAACCACCGGTGGTGGATTGCCTGCGTTTTCTCCGCTGCCGTAGAACATTTTTGTGCAAGCCCTAAAAAAGTAAATACAAGCAATTAGATAGGCACCTTCATCTTGATTTTGTACTGTAAAATCGCCAGTGATTTGTATGGCCTGCACTTCGCTAGATTCATAGAAATATGCAGGGTAGTTGCTGTGCGTGGGTTTCTGACTACTGTAGGTGGCAGTGTAGCTGGTGGTCACAGCCGGTGTGTAAGGGAAAACTACTCCGTTTGTTTTAACCAAAGGTTCCATGATGCCAGGATTGGTTTGATAAAAAATGCCAGCGTCATTGCCTAAACTTACACGAACTCTCCAATCATCGTCGAGCGCAACCGGTCCTGCTGCCGCATTCACAAAACCAACACGGGTTTCTCCAATTTTAGCCGGGCGGTTGCCGCCACCTTTGAGCAAATTGGTCATGGATAATCTAGCATTGCTGGGGTCTAGTATGCTGCCAATTTGGCCGATGATGCCGGCGCCAGGATTGCCCGAAATGCCGCCAAGTATGCCACCAGCGGCATTGGCGATTCCAGATGTTAATGAACTAAAATTAAAAGACATAGATAAACCTCTTGCTTTTAATATTTATTCGTAGTAATATATGCTTAGTTTAAAGGATCCCCATGAAACACAATTACCTCAACAACAAAGATATTTTGAAGGAAATACATCGAAGCAAGACAACTTACTGCACTTATCTAGAACCTGAATTTGCAGACTATGACATGATCTTGCATGATGTCAAGCAAATCAACAAAAAGAACATCAAAGAAGCCAGGCAAAACCGCGCTGATCGATTGGCCAAGCTGGCACATGAAGCAGCCTTGGCTGCCACAGGCGAAAAACGAAAGTTGGAGGAGTTTGAAGTCAAACTCAAAGATGTACCCGACACCGACGTTGTTTTTCGCTTAATGACCTGGGATCATGTGCCCATTGATGATGTAAAAACTGCCAAGGCTGTGCTGGCTGCCGAAGAGGAAGAAGCCACACGTAGCGAGTACGACGAAGAGGAACCAGCTTCAACCACTAGATACGTTAAATGTAACTTTCCTCCTTTTCAACATTATAAGGTAACCGACGACGGTACTCCTTTTTGTGTGGGCAAGAGCCACTGGAAGGGAGACTTGGTCACCGGAGAGTGGAGCAGAGACCACGGCACTATGACTAAAAAACTAGCACTGATGTTTATGAAATTATGTGAGCGTTATGCAACAAGATCAAACTGGAGAGGATACACCTACAATGACGAAATGCGAAGCCAAGCCCTGTTACAACTCAGCCAAATCGGACTGCAATTTGACGAATCAAAATCGCAGAACCCTTTTGCGTATTATACTGCCGCTATCACTAATAGCTTTACTCGTGTC